AACAGTAAGCCAATGGGCAGACCAATATAGAAAACTTGCGCCAGAATCATCGGCAGAACCAGGCCAATGGAGAACGGATAGGGCACCATATCAGCGCGAGATTATGGATGCCGTTGCAAGTCCCAATATAGAAAAAGTAGTGGCTATGACGTCAAGCCAGGTTGGCAAATCAGAAATATTGTTAAATATTATGGGCTATTACATAGATATCGATCCTGGACCTATTTTGCTTGTTCAACCAACCCTCGAGACTGCACAGGATTTTTCAAAGAGGCGTATATCTACTATGCTTTCGGCGACAGAAAGGCTGAAGGAAAAGGTCTCAGACTCCAAGACGCGCGACATTAATAACACGATTCTTATGAAAGTCTTTCCAGGTGGTTTTTTAGCTATAGGTGGCGCCAACAGCCCTGCAGGATTAGCAAGCAGGCCGATTAGGATATTGCTTTGCGATGAAGTTGATAGATACCCTACAAGCGCAGGAAGTGAAGGCGATCCGATAGCCTTAGCAGAGCGCAGGACTATGACATTTTGGAACAGGAAGCACGTTTATACCTCAACGCCTACGATTAAAGGGGCGTCTAGGATAGAGCTCGAATATGAGCTTGGGACTCAAGAAAAATGGTGCGTTCAATGCCCTAGTTGTGGCAATTATCATTTCATCATAATGAGAGACATAGTGTTTAAATATGACAAAAAGGAAAACCGCAACAAGACAATTTACGTGATAAATGACGTTAAATGGCGTTGCCCAACATGCACCAAAGAATTCGATGAGTTCACAATGAAGAAACAGCCAGCCAAATGGATTGCTGACAATCCAGGGGCGATTAAACGCAAGATTAGAAGTTTTAAGCTGAATGCCTTTGTATCGCCATGGTCATCGTGGGAAAAGATAGTACAGGAATTTCTTGAAGTTAAAGACGATCCCGAACTTTACAAGGTCTTTGTCAATACTGTTTTGGGCGAGACGTGGGAAGAGCGCGGAGAGATAGAAGACGAAACTGTTTTGCTTGATAGACGGGAACATTACGATGCCGAAGTGCCGAATGGCGTTTTAGTTCTTACACTTGCTGTCGATACACAAGATGACAGGCTTGAATATGAAGTTCTGGGCTGGGGTAAAGACGAGGAGTCATGGGGCATAGAAAAAGGGATTATTTGGGGAAAACCGGACGATCAAGGCACATGGATGAGAATAGACGACTTACTCAGAAAAGAATGGACCAGATCTGACGGGACAGGCATGATGATATCGTGTGCGACCATCGATTCTGGCGGACATTTTACTGAAGAAGTCTATAAATACTGCCTTCAACGAATATTGAGTTCTGTATTCCCGATACGAGGTATGGGTGGATCTGGGATGCCGGTTATTTACAAGATATCTAGAAATAATAAATACAGGTTGCCTTTAGTGCTTATAGGCGTTGATTCGGCAAAAACGATGATTATGCAGAGGTTAAAAATAGAAAGACCAGGGCCAAAATATTGCCATTTCCCATTAGATGAAGATCGTGGCTACGATTTTAATTATTTTGCTGGTCTTATCTCTGAAAAAAAGGTCATCAAGAAACAAAAGGGCAAAACAGTGGTTGTTTGGGAAAACATAGCTAAAGACAAGAGAAATGAACCACTTGACTTGAGAGTATATAACCTAGCAGCACTTAAATTATTAAATCCAGACTTTCACGCAATAGAAAGACGCATAAAAGGCAATGTTGGGAACACGAGCGTCACACCACAAAGCTACGATCAGCCTAAAAAAAGGCGATATGGAGTGGTGAAACGAGGTTTGGAGGTATGACGATATGACCGCATTAGAGAAGTTAAGAGCAAGGTTAGAGCTTTATTACGAAGCCGAAGCTGCAGTATTGGCAGGGCAATCTTATAGGATAGGCACGCGAACTTTACAGCGAGCAGATCTAGCACAAATAAGACAGGCAATTAAAGAGCTTGAAGCTCAAATAGAAATGATTGAACGCAGCGCTGGAAGAAGCGCTAAAAGAATAGTGTTGAGGGATATATGATGGGTATAGTAGATAAGTTGTTCTCAATTTTAAGTCCGGTGCATGCAGCCAAGCGCGAAATAGCAAGACAGACCCTCTCGACAATAAAGAACGCAGGATACTCTAGCTCAGGTGCATCAACGTATAAGCGCTCGATGAAAGGGTGGCAAGCGTGGTCAAGCAGCCCGCAGGCTGACATAGATATGAATCTTGATACATTGCGACAACGCTCTAGAGATCTTTTTATGAGTAGCGGATTGGCAAGATCAGCTATAAATACATCGAGGACTAATGTAATAGGGGCAGGGCTGAAGCTGAAAGCACGAATTGACTATGAAGTGCTTGGTATATCAATCGATGAAGCAGATGAATGGGAGAAGAAAACAGAGCGAGAGTTTGCGTTATGGGCTGATAATCTATTCTGCGATGCCACGCGCATGAATAATTTCTATGAAATTCAATCACTTGTATTTATGTCTTCATTGCTAAATGGAGATGGTTGGGCGTTACTAAAATTTGAAAACTCAACGCCATATTCCCCATATTCCTTACGCATTCATGCCATTGAAGCCGATAGGATCAGCACACCGATGATTAACACAAATGCTGTGTCATGTACATACGGTCCTATTGGTTATAATTCGGAAACTGGCAATAGGATTATTAACGGCGTAGAGATAGATAAAGCTGGAAAAGTTGTTGCGTATTGGATTTCAAATGCTTATTTAAATGACCCTGCAAACCCTATGGCTACGTGGGAGTGGACTCGCATCGAGGCTTTTGGGAAAAGGACAGGCATTCCCAATATTCTTCAAGTAATGGTACCGGAGCGATGTGAGCAATATCGGGGAGTGCCTTTCCTTTCTCCCATAATAGAGGAATTGAAGCAAATAAAACGATATACGGAAGCTGAACTTATGGCCGCAATCGTGATGGGCTTTTTCACGATCTTTATCAAAGAAGGAGGTGGGGCCGTAGGAGATTTTCCACTTGCCGAGGCCGTTGGGGCAAAGGAAAAGATCAGCATTGACCCTGCAGATTTTGAACTTGGGGCAGGGACGATCAACACTTTGCCCCCCGGCTATGATATCGCTGCTGCAGATCCTAAAAGGCCATCTTCTAATTTCGAATCCTTTACAACAGCGCTTGCCAAACATGTAGGTGCTGCGCTTGAAATACCATATGAGCTGTTATTGAAAAACTTTACGGCGAGTTATTCAGCAAGCAGGGCAGCGTTACTTGAGGCTTGGAAAGCTTTCAGAATGCGTCGGACCTGGTTTGCCAATGACTTTTGTCAGCCAATTTATGAAGTGTGGCTCAGAGAAGCGGTATCTATAGGGCGCATAGATGCACCTGGATTCTTTAGTGATCCGATTATAACCAAAGCATGGGCAAGAGCTGAATGGCATGGGCCTGCACCAGGGCAGATAGATCCAGTAAAAGAAGTGCAAGCAGCTCAAATGCGCGTGCAAAACGGTTTTTCCACCAGGGAAAGGGAATCGATCGAACTGATCGGCAGCGACTTTGATAGAAATATAGACCAGTTGCAGCGCGAAATTGAACGCATGAAGGCTGCAGGTATTCCAACACAGCCACAGTAAGGAGGTGATATAGTGAATAAATTTTGGCAAATAAGAAACATAAGCGAAGAGGAAGCAGAAATTGTCTTATACGGAGAAATATATTCGGATGGTGAGCTATGGTTAGATGAAGAAGGCAATATAACGACTCCTCGCCAGTTTTACGAAGACTTAAAAGCATTAGGCGACGTAAAAAATATAACAGTTAGAATAAATTCAATAGGCGGTGATATCTTCGCAGCACAGGCTATTTATACCCAACTTAAATCACATAAGGCCAAGGTAATAGCCATTGTTGATGGTATAGCAGCCAGTGCAGCAAGTGTTGTGGCTATGGCTGGTGATGTGGTTAAGATGCCCAATAATGCCCTCATGATGATCCATAATCCTGCAATGGGCATGCTCGGTTACTTTACAGCTGATGAAATGAAAAAATATGCAAAACAATTGGAGGTGGTAAAGGAAGGCATTATCCATGCGTATGCTGGAAAAACTGGGTTGGACACGGAAAGAATATCCAGGATGATGGACAAAGAAACGTGGATGACTGGCAAGGAAGCCAAAGAACTTGGCTTTGTTGACGAAGTGCTCTTTGAGGATGTGCCGGTTGCGGCTCATGGGGAAGTGTTAATTATGAATGGCGTTAGGCATGATATGTCTAAGCTTAGCGTTCCACTACCCAAAATAATAGATGGGGTATCCCCAGAGAATGTATCAATGGAAACAGCAGATGAAGATGAGCCATGGGAGGCCCCCAATCTTGAAGATTTTACAGATAAAAGTTGGGACGAGCTAACCGATACTGAGAAAAGGCGCATTGCCGGGCATTTTGCTTGGGCTGCATCCATGCCGCCCGAAAAGTATGGAGATCTTAAACTCCCACACCATAGGCCAAGCGATGGCAAAGTGGTATGGCGAGGCGTAGCAAATGCAGCGGCCAGGCTTGAGCAGAGTAACATCCCACAAGC